AGAACTCTCCCGTGACCGTTCTTTCAGCCTTTGCTATTGGACATTCGGATGTGTCTTTTTTTCTGCATTTTGAGCAGGTGAATTTGTCTTTCATATTGTGTTCCCCCTTGATGAACTCCAGCACCGGCCTCTTTTTTCTTCGATCACTTAACCACCCTCAATTCAAAGCCTGGATAAAGCGCTTCCCAGTCCTTTTTCTTGATCTTGAATTCCTTTGTCTCCACGCCCTTGACGTCCTCCACCCATACCAGCCCGGAAGAATCGCACACCATGAAATCCGGCCTGTACCGGGTGTTTCCCAACAAAAGGAAGGACGGCTGCCGGGTAAACCAAAGAATCCGCCCCGCTGCTCTCAGCGCTTTCAGCTGTACATACCGCGCCGCCTCCGCCTTGCTGTCAAAGCGTATTCCGTCAACCTCAACCGGCGTGTTGTGATACTTCGGCGGCTTAACATGCAGTTTCATGTCACGGCCTCCAGTCCAAATCATCGAACGCGCCCGATTTCTCGAACGCCTCAATGTTGTAGGTGGTTTGAGCCTTTGCCTTGTTCTGCGGCTCAAGCTCGTCCTCCCAGCCCTGAGCATGGAGCCATGTGGCCGGGTAGGGGATAAACCGCCCGTTCTCCCGGTTCCACTGCTCACTCTTTTTCGCCCGCTCAATCGCTGCCATGATTTTCTCACGCAGCTCCTTGCCCGGCCTGAGCTTGTTCCAAGCCTTCAGGGCGCTGCCCTTGCTCGCCTTCTTGGGGAAGGCTTTCCAAAACTCCTCAAATCCCTGGACAGCGGCCTCCGCCGCTCCTCCTGCCATTTCAACAGTTAGGTCCTCGGCCTGTCCTTCCCCCTGGGGGGATTTAGGGGGGAGTATATTCTTCTCTTTCTCTATATTCTTATCATTCTTCCTTTGTTGCCCCTTGCTTGCCCCTAGCGTGCCCTCTGCTTGCCCCTCGGGTGCCCGGTTGAGTGCCTCTGACTGTGCCCCTCCTTGAAACTTTTCGTAATTTTGTATAGTAAATATGCCGTATTTCGCCGTTGTTGAGTGTGCCAGCTCGCCTGTCTCTATGAGGTGCCGAATTGCCGTGCGAACCTCTTTAATTGACAAAGAAAGTTCTTGTGCGATTTTTGAAAAGCTTGCTAGCCTTTGCCCCCGGTCTATGGTAATCCCGTGCCATTTCTGAGGCTCATGGTTCACTGTAAGCAGCAGATGAACAAAGACCCGGAACGTGTTGGCGTCGTCATACCATTCCCATCTCAGCAAAGAGCGGTATAGCTTTATGTACCCTTGCTCAAGCATTCTCCCACCGCCTCATAGCTTTGTTTGGGCGGGATTGACACGAATCCTCCTGAAATGGCCTTTCACATAAATGAGGGCTTCGCCTTTTGCCCGGCTGACGATTCGCTGGATGGGGAGGTCGTTCTTAGCCTGTGTCGCTCTTCGGCGGCTGGATTCCTGCAAGTATTTTTCCATCTCGGCAATATTGCTTGTGCGCCAATACCCCCGGCCGCTGGAGCTTGAAACAATCGCTTCCCCAATCCGTTCCAGCTCTTTGTTGGCCTCTTTGATCTTAAAACGGACATCCCGCTCTGAAATCCCGACTGCCTTGGCAATGTCATAACGGGAAACGGCGTTTTCCCTTCCGGTGGGAACGAATGAAATAATGTTCAAGCTGTTTCACTTCCTTTCTCCTGCTTAGTTAAAAAGGCAAGTCGTCGTCTGTAGGGCTAGGAATCTCTTCAAAACGATCATTTTCAGTAACCGGTGCAGATTTCTTAGATTCCCCTAATGGCTTATCTTTTGGTATTTCAAATTCTCCTCTCTCGATATAGCCGGCGCTTACAAACCGGTATGGCCTTACCTTCCACCCGTGACGCCCTTCGTATTCCCACTCTTCGTTGCGGAACATTACTCCAATGCGTTTCCCTTTCAGTTTAGTTTCATCCCAGTCCCATTTGTAACCGGGATTGCTCAGCTCTAATGCGTTTGTAATTGCCTTGAAGCGTCCCTGAGACAACTTCGCTTGGTCGCTGCTTCCTTCCATCGGGGGAAATACCCTGAGAACTCCATTCCATTTTTGTTTTCCATATACGGCCTGTGTCCGATAATCTCTGGCAAAATGGCCGGCTCTAGGACCTTCCACAATATCAAAACTGACCTGAAGGCGTTGAAACGCTTCTCCATTATTGTTGTAATAGGTCGTTTCCTTCGCCTCCATAATCTCGCAAATATAACCGCCCGGCTCCAGCGTTTCCTTGTCTCCATTGAACGCTTCTACTTGCTCCCAATTGTCAATTCTCTTCATGTTGCTCCTCCTCAGTGTTGTAATATTCTCTAATTGTCAAATCTATTGTCTTTAAGTCGTTTTCAGTTAATGAATCCTCAAACATCCCTATCGGGCTTTTAACGGTATCCATTCCGTTGTTTTGCGTGGAAAAATAGTAATGCCCGTCCTTCACCTGCGTTTTGAGGACAATCGTGAAAAGCCCCTCAACGGTAATCTTTTCGTCTAACAACTTACCGATTGTTTTGCAGCGCTCCCGGCCTTGATCGTCTGTTGTCAAATGTGACAGAAAATAAACAATCCTATCATCCGGCAGAGTTTTTACTAACGATATGAGATCAAAATAATTTTTTCCTATATCCGTGAATTTCTGAAAACCGTTTTCCTTTGCCCTTCTCATGAACTCATCGGCCATTAAATACTGTGAATCATCTATCACAATTGATTTTGCACCTTTTCCAACATAGCCGCGGATTGCTGCCGTTACTTGATTATAATCATCCGATATGTAGGTTTTTAGCCTTGTGCGAAACGGCAGCGGCTTTCCTGCAACATTTATAATTGCAACTTCTCCCGGCTGAAAGTTTCTCAGTGAGGCACTTTTCCCTGTGCCCGATTCTCCCAATATCATTACGGGGATTCCCATTTTTGCTCCTTCTTTCCTACAATTTCACCGGTAAAGCTTAGGGGACAATCTGCTCCAAGCTTGTCCAACTCCATAAGAGGTTCATAGGTTCTGATACAGAGGATTCGCAAATGGCCGTTTACTGTCTTGCTCTTGCAATAAGGACATTCTCTACAGCAAACCTTTCCGTTTTGGAAAAATACCTTGCGCTCATCAATTCCAACAAGATAAAAGCTTACTCCGTTCATCCCGCCAATGCTCCCCAGCTCATAATCCGGTCTGTCATAATATCCAAATGGTTCAGGAGCCATTCGGAAACACAGGCTTCGCAAAGCCTCGTCCCGTCTATATCAGCGACGGCGTCTACAGTGCGGCCGCAGCCTTCACAGACAGGAAGGAAAGGCTCCTGCCGGTCATATTGTGCCTGTGCCCATTCATACCCCTTAGTCATTGAGCCTCGCCTCCAGCTCCTGGATTCGGGCCTTTAAAGCCTGAAGCTCATATTTAAGGTCCAACGTCTCGCCGTAGTACCGCTCGCCCTCTTGGGCCCGTTTATATAAATCTGCTACCATGTCAAGCATTAACCCATTCACATTTTCCATTTGACATCCTCCGTCCACGTTGATATACTATAGGTAAGTTCTTTCTGTTTGCCGCGTCAGGAATTGCCGTTCCTGCGCGGCTCTTTTTATTATTTGCCATGCCTGTTTTTCAGCCTCCTATGGGTATCGTTGCTGTATTCGATCATCATACTGTCGTATTGCTTGCGCAGGAACCGCCGGACTGTGACGCAGGATTCCTGAAAAATACAGTTATGCTTCTGCATGGTCTTGCAGTGCGTGCAGCACTCCGGTATGTTCACGCCGCTTTTCTCCTTTCGCCCTTCCTCATTGCCCGAATCTTACAGCGGGCCCTCCTGCGCTCCCGGCGCTCACATATCCAGGCCACAAGGGCCATCAGTGCAAACGCCGCAGAGAATATGTACAAGGTGATTAGAAAGTTCATCGCTTGTCCTCCCTCAGATTCTTCCAGGATTCTTATGAATGACTGTCCGCCTGGCTGTTTCTCCTTTAGAATACGTCGACGCTTTGACCGTTCTGCTTCGTTCAAATTCAAGAACGCCCTGAAGGGTTACGACCTTATGCTTTGGGCTCGCCGCGATAACCTCTCCAAAGCTTCCGTTGTTTATCACTCGTCTGGCGTTGGCCGGGCTCCATCCAAACCGCTGTGCTATATCCTCAGCGGTAAACCGTGTCTTCATTTCCGGCCCTTCGGCTATACACTCTCGAACAATGGCGCGAATGTACTCTTCCAGGTTGAAATCCACCTTAAATTCCTCCTCTCAAACAATCATTTTGAAATAAAACGCAATCATGGCGGTAACAAGCGCCAGCAGCAATATGCGGAAGCTCCATTCAAAGACAGCTTCGATGTGTTGTTTCATTGCTTTCTCCCTCACCTTTTGTTACGAACCAATTTAGCCACTGGGATTTCATCGTTCCAATCTAAGCTGCGAACCTTCCAACGGCCTGTCGCAAGCAGCCGGTTGATTTCCTCCAGCCCGACGGCCTCGCGAAGCTCATATATGCTTTCCTCCATGTTCTGACCTCCTTCCTATTACAATAAATTTTGGTTGGAAGCCCAGCATCCAGTTGGGCTTCTTTCCGTCTTTTGTTGAAAACTCGGTTGATAATTGTGAATAACCTTGTCCCTCTTTTCCCTGGGCTGTATAATAGGAGCGGGGAAGGGAGGTGGTTTTTTGAAAGCTTGTAAAATAGCGGACAAAATTATTTGTTCCATGTGTCGAGATTTTATTGAGCAAGGGAACCAATTTTCGTGTGCGAGCAAACTGGTTACGCTGTTTCCGAAAGAACCGCCACATTTAGTACATGCCGCTATTCGTATGCTTGATTCCGATGGATTGTTGTCGGTACACTATAGCAACAATGAGCCCTGCGAAATTGCCTTGAAGATTCAATCTATACAAGAATGCGATGAAAACACAATGCTAAAAAAGGGCTATAGATTCGTCAAGGAAATTCGTGATTGGTTCTAAGTAGTCGTGATCCAATCGTCCGCAATTAAATCCTCTGCCTGGGGCTGCCACCCTCGGCAGGGGGCATTGCTTGCCACGCTCTCAATTGTGCAGCAATCCGGCGTATCTGTAGGTAAAATTTTAACCACAGCATTACACCATACACTTGTTGGATAATTCCAAGACTGCCGTGTTATATACGGCTTGTTTGTAGTTCGCGCCTTAACCGCGTCACAGATATTCATACTTTCTCCTTCCTAAAAATTTCCCTGCCCTCCACATAGCGAGTGGGGGCGTTTCTGCTTGTCCTTCCTCCTAGGCCACGTTATAATAAGGTGGAAAGGAGGTGGGACACATGTCAAAAGCTGAAATTCTTGCTGCTGTCTGGATGGCTAACCATGATATGCAGCACAACCAAACTATGGAAGATTACATCAGACAATACAACGAGCTTGTTTGCCAGTTTCAAACGAAAATTGATTCCCTAAAAGACGATTGATTCTTCCACAATTTCAAACACCGACTTAAAATCTGATAATCGAAAATCTTCTTCGCTCTTACACATTTCCACCAGTGCGAGAGCGATTTTTTCATTTCGCCTGACCCGCTCATCCCAATTTTTGACCGGCTCATGGTTTATCGCAAATCCTTGAATTGGAATTTTAATAGACACCTTTTCTCCACCTCCTCCTAAAATTTTTTCCCCATTCCTCATAAAGTCCTGTTTAATGGACAGATAGGGTGGTATTATTTAATTGGGGGGTGAGATTGTTGTTTTTCAAAGGATACTATCTTTGCTACTGGTATACTGAATATTGTTGCTAGACCAGAGGCTATCAGCATATCCATTTTCTTTTGTCTGTCGCCGTTTTCTATTGCACAGTAGTAGCTTTCTGAAATGCCAAGTTTTTCTCCCATATCCTTCATGGTATAGCCCTTATTCATTCTCAATTCCCTAAGCCAATTTCTCATATTTCCACCTCTATTCTTGTCGTTTTGTGAAGTTTAAATTTATAATAACAGTATCTCCTCAAATTGTCAAGCTAAAACTTGTCATTTTGAGAAAATATATTTACTTTTCGAAACGTGAAGCGTAAGATAGGCTTAAAAGAGGTGACGACATGAATAATCGTATTAGGGAATTACGCAAGCAGCATAAAATGACGATGAAAGAACTGGGGGCTGTTGTCGGCCTAGCTGAAA